AAGAGGTGCTTGCTCCTGCGGGGTGTTCACAAAATCATCCATAGAGGTAACGTTCCTCCCGAGCTTTTCGCTCATGTACGAGAACACCGCCTCTTCTATCTGATCTTCTGAATATTGTGGTTGCTCTACAGTTTCCTGCGGGGCAATAGTTTCTTGTTGTTCTACCTGAGGTTGTTGCTCTGGCTGAGTCTCTACCTCTGGCTGAGTCTCCTGAGGCGGTTGCTCCTGAACTTCTGGCTCAGAAACAGGTTGAGACTCCTGTTGTGGGGCCTCCTCTGTAGTTGTAGTTTGTGCGTCTGCCTGCATAGAGGCAGCGAGTTGTTCGGGAGTATCAAAGATCTCCACTTTTTCAAATTGTTCTTCCATTATATTAAATTAAGTTATTGTTATGCGGTCTGGTTCGGAGACTTAGAAGGTCCGAGGTAACATATAACCCCGCCTGCAGTATCAGCTGTAGCTGTAACAGCTGTCCATCTTCCGTAGATAGTAATACCTTGTGGAAAAACGTTAGCGTTGGTAACTAAATTATGCCCTGACCCTACACCCGAACTACCCGCAAGACCAAAACAATCCCCTGTAGCTTCTGGTGTTAATACTGAAAATGTAGTATCTGCTAAGCATGTAATAGCCACTACGACAGATCCTGCTGGCGGTAAATAGGCTCCCCCTTCGTCTAAGAATGCGCTTCCTAATTGTCCGAATGATGCTTGTGATGCTACCCCTTGATTTGCTAATGTTGCCATGTTTTTATTTTATTATGAGAGGGATACTCCTGAGTTATCGTAACCGAACACCCCGTACTCAATTAATGTGTTTGTTTTTGTACCCACAGCCTCGTAAGTCTTATCAACCGCTACTGGTATAAATGCAAATTCTCCACCACCAATCTTAGCGCAAAGGGCCGTATTGGATTCGGTTTCGTTACGCACGTAGATGTAATTTTCTAGCTCTGGGTCTAAATTGCTAATATATAGATAAGCTCTTTCTAGCTTGTCGTCTGCTTTATATAGCAAAAGGTCATCCGTATCAGCAGCTGTACCTTTTACTTTCGCTCGTATTAAGCTACCCGAATCCGCCTTAAGGGAAGCATTAACCGCTATGTTTAACGGTGATGACAGAACATCGGAGCTGGATAAGGTTAGCGTTGCTTTTACTGTTGCCATTATTCGTGTATTAAGAGGGATTCGTAAATCATACCAGTGTGAACGCTAGGTTCAATAAATATATCGCCTGTGGATCTGGTCCCTGCCGCTCCACTTGTTATTGGCATTGTAAAGTTTGAATCAGCTAAATCTACTAACGTGTCTCCTGTTATAGCTGTAGAGCTTGTAACAACACCTTGTGCTTTTGCTATCCTAGCCGTAAAGGTAACAGCCGCACTGCTAACCGTAGTTGTCCAGTTAGGGTAGAATTGAGCGTTAACCGCAGCGGCAAAATTGTTTAAAATTGCATCAGCGCTAACTGTGGTAACACCATCAAAGTCCCAGCTATCACCTACAGCAACAGCTCCACTACTAACGGTAGCCGTTACAACAAAGGTTTCTTTAGTTCCTTGCTTAGCGCTCCAAGGCATAAACATCCAGTCATTTGCGTAAAGCTTACCTATCACCTCTTGGTCAAGGTATACTGTGAAAAACTCAGAAGCCTCATTTGAAAGGTTTTTAATGTAAACCTTGTTTGCTCCGTCCTGTGTAACTAGGTCGGCCCTATATAACGGCTCGGCTGTTATTAATGCGGCGCTGGCGGCACTAAGTGTTTTTCTTGTTAGACCGCTTGTGTTAGATAAACCCGACTTCAGGCCAGCTTGTGAAAGCTCAGTAGAAGCGTTTATTGATAAAGAGCTGCTCGTAAGATCGGTGCTTGATAATGATAATGTTGCTGTTGTTATTGGCATATTCTATACTATTATCCTTCGTGAAACAATCCCCACTCAAAGCTCATTCCCGCTGCTGATGTTGTTGCTTTAAAGTCCTCGCTCCCTTCTACTGGGATGAACATCCAGTCCCCAGGAAACAACCTCCCAATAGGCTCGTTGCTTCCAACCTCCATAAGCACATAAGTCTCAGGTGTAGTAGTCGAAGTGTTTTTAACGTAAAGTTTGTGAGCTTTGTCGTCTGAATAACTTCCGTTTGCAACTAAAGATATATCCGCAGTAGCTGAAGCTTTATAAACCCTTGCTATTCCTGTAAATTGATCTATCGCTGTGCTTGTACCAGCCTTGTAAAGAACGGTAGAAACAGTAAAAGGAGAACCTCCAGTAAAGTCTGGAGCGCTTAATGTGAATGTTGCTGTAGTTGCCATTGTTTTATATTATGATGCTATAGATTGAGAAATAACAGCAAACTCTACAGTTTGACCAGTCTCGTTTGTAGTAAAATCTATATCTAAAGTTCCCATCCAAGGGAAGAAGCACCAGTCCCCAGCATACAAACGACCAAGCGGTTCATTTGCAGTTGAGTCTATGTCTACTAAAACATAACAACTTGTACTCGTACTGGCGTTCCTTATGTAAACCTTGTGAGCTACGGTTGTGTCTACGTAATCCGCGGCGGATATAAGTGTGGCTGCCGATTGTGCGGCTGCGTATTGAACAGTGTTTACACCAGTAAATTGATCGAGCCCAGTAGAATCCGACCCCGACTTAGTTAAGGTAGAGGTTGAACTTAACGAAACCTGATCACCAGTTATATCGCTAGATAATGATATTGTTGCTGTCGTTGCCATTTTAAGATTTATTTATATGCAAATATAGTTATTATTTAGGTTTGTTTTTTTTAACTACTTTGACCTTACCCCCGTTACCAAGAGATGTAACCTTCTTCCACGATTTTTTTGTTGGATAATCTTTTTCACCTGGTTTAGCTGGTGCCTCCCCTCTTTTTTTCTTTGCCCTTATATTGGCCCATAAACCTGGTCTTTTTTTACTTGCCATGATTTGCTGTTTTAAACTTTGCTTTTTCTACTGCGCCTGGATGCGGTGCATAATCACCTTTCATTAAAAAGTATCTACCACGATCCTCCATCCAATGGTAGCCCTTGGGAGGGGCTACTTCTACCTTTTTGTTAGAAACGTTTAGCTTCCCCCCTTTGTTTTTCTTTACTGTATTCATTTTTATTTCTTTCTACAACGCCATTTACGTAGAGCTAAAGCCTTTCTCGTAGGTTTGCCGTTTGGTTTTTTCATAGGGCCTTTCATTCCGCTCATTCTAGCACAAAAGGATTTACGCCTCTTAGCTGCTTTAGACCCTGCTTTAACTTTACCCGTTACAGCCATCTTAAGTTTGCTCCCTGGGTTAGCCTTTCTATAAGAAGCTACACCTTTTGCGTTTAACCCTCCTTCAGGGTTCTTACCTTCTTTGCGCGTCCATGCAGGGGTCTTACCCCCTTTCTTCATGACCTTATGGCTACAGCCATTTTTGCAGACTTTCATTCAGGATCTGAGGCGTTATCGCTAACCAACTTACGTGCCTCGCTATTCGTTAAGAGGCAATTATTTGGGTAACTTAATCCATCACCTAGCTCTAGCAGGAGAGATACTTCCCCCGTTATCCAAGAAGCATCTAGCTCCACTAAGAAGTATGCTGTCCCGCTTACGTCTATCTCTACTTCCCCCCCGTACTTGTACAGGTTATCCGCTACAACCTCTTTAAAAGTGGTGTCTAGTATCGCTGTCTGTACCCCGTCTTCGTCGTACGTTCTACGCGCGTAACTGGCTTTTAAGCCTGCAGGGATATTCCCTTCGTATGTAGCCTTATTCAGGCACATGAATATATTTCCTTTCATTATGAGTGTTTGCTTTTACCGACTTTGTAATTGTTTATAATTTCTGCTGCTGTCAAAACTCTGTTGTAAAGCCTTACATCGTTAATTATAGTATCGAGGGGGAAAGTGTTTGAATAATTACCTAGTTGGAAAACAGTAAACGAGCTTATATTAACGCCCGTCATAGTGTGCATATGCCAATCCCCATCGGTAATCATCCCTGTAGTAAGCGCAATATTATTATCCGCTGTCGACGTAATCGTACCTGTAGAGCTGCTGTTATACCATAGCCCACTCGCCGTAGGAGGATTATACGCGCCTATATAGTCTGTTCCACCTTCCTCACTAAAAACGACAAATTTAACTGTATTAGTATTCTTAAGCCAAAACTGTATAGTCCCGTTAGTAATATCCGTCAAAGAGCTGTCCGCTACAATCTCCGCATACCCGATCCCGTCGAGATTTAAACCTTTATTCCTCGTACGAAGCGCATTCCCTACTACGTCGTAACCTGCGTTATAAGGGTTTGCTGTTAAAGTAGCGTCTTGTGCAAGGAGACCATTAGTCGGGATGTAATTCCCCATTGTATCTCCAATCTCTACTTGCCATCCGAAGAAATCTGTATACTTACTTGTAGCTCCCGCATATGAAGATAAGTCAAGAGGGGAGAGGTATAAGACGCAGCTACTGCTGGCTCCAAAATCTGTTTTTGCTGTGGCTGTCCAGCTAACCCTATACCACCCATTCCCATAATCTTCAGCGGCTGGAGAATACGTTGTGGCCCGAAAAGACTCAGTTGAAAAAGTAAAATATACAGAACTTACGATGCGGTTGGATGAGGTGACTAATCTTATTTCATCATAGGTACCCTTTTTTACAAAAACAGAAAAAGTATATTCTATCCCACTGTAAGCCACGAATACTGCCGAGCTATAATGCTGATCATCAGCCGTAGTCTCTGTTAAACGCGTTGCTGTATTTAAAGCGTCTGCGGAATTAATAGCAGGTCCTTCGACTGCACTAGACGTTACGTTAGAAAGAGTAAGGCTGGATTCGCTAGTAGGAAATAAATTACTCCCTTTACTCCAGTCTTGCATACCGAGCTGCGGGATCGTTGGTTGTGCCGTCACCCACGTAGCACCTAAAGCCGCCCCGTTATATATAGAGTCGAACGGTGTGACTATCTCGCGGACTGAGATGTTTGTTATAGAACCAACAAAACCGCTTGTGGCAATAATTTGGAAATCATCATTGGAGTTATTATCTCCAGCTGTATAAACAGTATACGTATTGTTACCCGTTATTGCAACACTTTGACCCACAGGAGCAAATTTTATCTGTATGTTTCCCGTAACATAATCAGCAACAGTAAAAACAACTTTAAATCTTGTATTTAAGGGAACAGTATCAAATTGTCTTAAAATCCCGCCTGTACCGTCATTTGTTGCTTTGTCATTTCCTAATACTTCCCAACCACCACCTGCATTCCAATTACCAACACTTGAAAAATCATTGTTTTCTATAAGCTCCTCACCCAAGCGTACGGAATTAAAAGCAACCGCTCCACTCCCCTCCGACATCGGTAGATGTACACGTAAGCTGTTTCTTGCTACAGAACCACCAGCGTCTATCAAGAGCTCGTTCGGGTATGTATAGTCTAAGTAGGCGTCGTTAGCTGTCCAGCAAGAGTCGTAGAACTGAAAGTCTGAGGCCTTTCCTTCTGTTAAATGCGATGAAGTGTTATATCCCGCCATTATCCTGCGTAACCTCAGGTGGGTATCATCTGGAGTTACAGAATCCATAAAAACACCATCAATGTATAAAGATATATCCGTCCCATCCGAGGCAAACACAAATCTTTTATAACCTGTGTAACTTGACGGAGTATCAGTTGTAAAATCATAATAAGTAGAAGAGCTAGATCTAAAGAATATTTTATCAGTAGGATTATTTGCAAGCCCTATACTCCTAGCGGTGTCTTTTCCAAACAACCAATCGTAACTATTAGGATTTACATAATCCCCCAACCACATAGCACATGTCCACACCGTCTCATCTAAATCGGCAGGTAACTCTACATAGTCATTCGTCCCGTCGAAGCTCAAGGCTTTCCCAGTAAACAGTTTCGCGTCGTTAGATTCCGAGGAGGCGTCAAGCTCGAATTGAGAAATCTCTTTGAGTGAGACGTTCCTAACCTCGTAAAAACCGCCAGCGGAGAGAGCAATATTAGGGTAGAGATGAACGAGTACATTGCTAACGCCATTTTCACCATCAGAATCTGGGATATAATTAAAAGTAGTGTTTACTAAAGAAAATTCGCTATTAGTAACTGCGGTTTGGACATCTGGATGAGGTTGGGCATCGTCTCCATTAGTCGCTTCTATTGAAGCGTTGAAATTTCCGTCAACACTACAACGAACCTCAGCCGTGAATCGATAGGTTTGGTTCTCGGTCAAAGAGCTGTTGAGGACATCCGAGTATATCCTATTATGCCACGTATTATCTGCTGGCTCAAGAATATCGCATCTAATTCCACCAGGTATTTTAGTAAACCTCCTAAGACCGCTGTTTTTATTTTCAACCCAATTATTAAACTGTAAGCCACCGCTTAAAAAATCATTGTCTGCTGCAGGTTCGTTGTCTTCAAAATTAGCATTAGAAAGCCTTTCCCTGCTGATATTATCACTACGACGAAACTTTAACCACAGCTTACGCCCAGCGTTAATTATGCTACGCATGGGTTTGCTACCTGGGGACGACGATGTTGATAAGCCTAGCATTATTTGTGTTTATTATTGTTGTGTAAAGATAACAATTAGAACGAACTCATCAGAATCTCATCCACCGCCTCCTGGATATCATCCTGGGTAGCCTCTAGCTGCATCATTATATTCGCTTGAAACCTTTTTACCTCCTCACCCTCGTTGAATATTATAATCGTCGGGACGACAACTATCTTATGCTCCTTCTGCATGGCGGGGGAAAGAACTATATCCACCCTCTTGCCTTCACAATCGCTAAGTTTGTCCATCCAGCTCACACTGTTAGAAGCGTTGAAACTCGCGTTAAACTCTACTACGGAAATCCCTTGATCTAATGCAACTGCGGGGGTAGAAACGTATACCGCCGTGGTAAATAAAAATAGCGTGAAGGTAAGAAGGAAGGTCTTCATGAGTGATTATTTTAGTTCATCTATTTTTCTTTCGATGTTTTTTAAATCATCTTTTATTTCAAGTACATCTTCTTGCGTAGTCATAATAGTCTGACGTACAAGCTGATCTTTCATATCGAACTCCATGCGTGTAATCTCTGGGTCTGGAGGGATAGGCAGTTCCTTGGCTAAAGCTATATCTGACTGCAAAGCAAACCACATAGCTATTAATGATCCTAACCCCGCTACACCTATACCTATTGTTTTTAGGTCTAGTGTTACTTTTGTATCCTCTCCAATCTGCTGCGACATTTTTATAGTATTACGTAGTTAAGTCCAACAGAGAAATCGTGCCATTCCCTGTTCCAATATTTGTTGTATTTTCCCTCAAGAAATATTCCGAGGCTCTTGTTTAATCTCCAGCCAAAGATAAGGCCTCCAGCGTAATCCACCCACTGCGCCCCGTCCGTTGCTTCGAAATAAGAGTATTCGTTGTCAACCCGCAAATGGTAAGGCATTACACCCGCCCAGCTGTGGAACCAGAAGTCCTTAGAATACTTGTAATAGTCGTACCCCACCACCAAAGAGTGGTTCCATTGGCTCGGAAGCTCAGATCTTTTACGAGAAACGTAGTCATCTAAAACCACAGGTATAACAACCTGCTCCCACACATCGGAACTTTCTGCACATATATCGCCATTAGGTTCATAATACACGGAATTCTGGACATCAACTGTATATCCCTCTTGTATAGCCAGGGTAGTATAATGTAAGTTCCCGTTAGAAAGCATCCACTCCTCCAAAGCATCGTAACCGTAAGGCTCAGATATACGTTGTGCCACCCCTAAGTTAAAGCTAAGGTGATCGTTTACTTTTAGTCTCCCCCTTTGTGAACCTTCAAAATACTGAACGTCTGCAAACCCGTCCTGCACATATTCTACCTTTGCTATCCAGTTTTTAGCTACGTATCTTAGGAAATGATTTTGATCCAGGAAGTTTGTCCCTTGCTGTCTACGCCAGTCCGCCTCGAATAAAAACTCAAAGCCTTTTACTTTACCCACCGTAGCGGCATCGCTATACGATCTTTCCGTCCCGTTATAGAATGCATTGGCACGGTTCTCATACCCAAATCTAGCTATCTTACGAACCCCAGCCGTAAACGAATAGTCAAACGGGGTCGCAACAACATCTGTTTGGAGACCGCCTGTTACAGAGTATACGTTGTCATCCGCTATGGAGTTCCCACCGCTAAAGGCTGTATAGAACGTAGCGAACTTAAAGGTTTTCTTTAGGGCTTGTGCGCTTGTGCTAATACACAGCGTAGACAATAGTAAGGCTAATACGTACTTCATATCTTTACAATCTTCTTATTAATAATCCTACCGTTATAGTTTATAACAACCTGATAGACCCCACTAGGAAGCCCGCTCAGGTCAATCCTCTTTTCTTTAGTGCCTGATACTATCAAATGACCTAATGCGTTATACACCTCTGTAAGTACGTCTAGAGAGGTTTGTATGTTAAGTACACTGTTTACTGGATTAGGGTAGACGCTAAGCCCATCATTAACCTGTGAGACCCCCATAGGCCATCCCTGCTCACAATAACTATATAGATCAACACACGCATCGTCCCAAGCTACCTCACAACAGTACGAGTCTATATCAATAATCCAGGCGTAACACGAATCATTTAAGTAGTACGGCTCACCAGGCTCACCAATACATCCCGCATCGTATAAACACAACTCATTATTAGGGGTGTTAGCTAACTCGTTGTAATTCACTGCAATAGGGTCCGTGCAATCAAGTATTACTTCAATACAACTTTCTATATCCACGTTAGCTTCTGGATCATAATTTAAAGCCAGCTCATCCATACATCCGAAGACAGCTAACTCGTTACAACTACCGTCGTCAAAGTCAGCCTCATACCCCTGGTTGTAGTATTCTACATAGCCTGGCTGCATACACCCCGCAGAATAATAGCATTCACTATCATTAGTATTGGCGTCAGCATTGTAGTTCTGAGCCGATTCGTCAGTACAACCATACGTAAATGGCTCACAGTTGTTTCCACAATAAGGTGCAACGCTGTATGTGTAGGGGAATGGAACCGCATCCCACTGATCAACCTGTAGCAGCGTATCTCCTGTAGGCCCCTCAAGCATAAACCCGCATTGCGCGGCAGACAACTGAGACTGCGGTGTTGTAAAGAAGTAAAGCCCTATCTCTTCTTCGGAAGAAAGATAGACCTCAAAAGATTGTTCGTCTCCGTCATCAGGACCCATCTGATACTGAGGTGACACCCAGCCATCTTGATGCACGCCTACCCAACTACCAAACCATCCATCACCTACACCGTCTGTTATCGTAAGCGTATAGAAACATGAGTCCACTTGATCCTCGGTGTTGGCTAGTTCGTCGTAGTTAAAGTAATCTTCATCTGTACACCCATAAACCTTCTCGGTTAAACACATAGTAGGTATAGAGATTATAGCGTCTGGGTTGTATTCTACATAGTTTTCGTCTGTACATCCGAGCACATCATCTATCTGCTCGCATATTGGTGCGTTGAAACTTTCTGATAAACCATAGTTAAAATTAACCATGCTAGGCTCTAATAGAAATAAAGTTTCAGAGCAGGCTGCAACCATTGCTCCACCGTCCTGACCTCCCCATAAAGCTCCGTTAAGTCCGTCACCGTATGTATCGTTAAGTTCAAATGTTACAGAACTGCCTACTGGTGTGCAAACGTTAGTTGTAATTGGAATGCCTACAGGAGCATTAGCATAGTTTCCTACAGGCACTTGGTATATGTATGTACCTAAGCTGTTGTTTATTAAGTTCCAGCTCGTTTCTGCGGGGTAATTGTCTGGGACTATAGTTACAGAGATTTCAGTAAAGCCAAGTCCACAGTCAGCAGATTCTACAACGTTACATCCTTCGTCAAAGTTAGCCCAGGGATTCCAGTTAGTAGCTTCAGGATTTGTACATCCTACTACAGCTCCACACGGCAAGCACGATTCCCAGCAGAACGGGGGTAGCGTAATGTTTCCATCTACGACTAAGGTTCTATTCACATATCCGTTAGCATCAAATAAAAAGCAAGGGGACTCAGACACACCGACAGGCAACTCTTGTTGTAGCCAGGTATCAGCTGAGAATTTCCACAAGTAAGTACCTTCGGGTATTATTGCGCTGTATTGCCATTCTCCATCAGTATTATTGTCTGACATAGCCCAGCAGTTACCACACCATCCATTAAACTCACCATTAACCTCAGGTATCTCTATTGGTGGATGCGGTCCATTTAGGTCTAATCTAAATGTTACTTCGTATTCACAAACAGGGCTTTCTATTGTTGCTTCAGGATTGAAGTTGTATGCCTCAGGATCCATACATCCAGCTACAGGCAAAAGGCATTCGTCTAAAGTAAATGCTACAACCGCTTGCACTGAATTGAAGTCATATACATAGTTGCTTAATCCGCAATCATTGCTTACTCCAAACCAACCACTACCAAAATCACAGCATATTCCATCACCAAACGAGTCATGTACAACGAGATTATAGAACCCCGCGTCTAATGGGATAATGTCTTCCTGGTAAACATTAGAGGTATACACAGGGCTAACCGCTACGGTATCCCCATCTGCGTTATATATCTCCCATGATGTTTCACCTGCGTACTGATCAGGTTGCATTTCCACTTTAACCCAACTGTTTTGAGTAAATACCGTTACTGGTAAAAAGAATAAAAGGAATAATAGTTTCTTCATATTTACTGTTATGCTTTTAAGTTACTGTAACGTTTATTGTTTCAGCTGCGTTTTCATTTATAGTAGGGCTAGGAGCTACAGGTGAGGTGTACGTAATTAAAGTTGAACTGGAGGTAAAACCAACCGACTTCCCGTCATTTGTCGTAGCCGTTATGCTGTTTCCTGCTGATATAGTAACCGCCAAACTCATCCTTTAAGAATGTTTAGACACATCGTCATTAACTACAAAAGACCCGTGTAAGATAGTTGTGTGCGTATCCCCAACCATGTATTGTAAATCATACTTGTATGCTCCCGCTGGAACGGTCTTCATCGTAGTCGCTGTTGCTGAAATAGTTACATTACCTACGTCATCTGTTACAAAAGTCTCAAAAGAAGCGTCGCCAGTCGGGGCCGAGGTGGTGCTCCCTATAACAGGTGCGGTTGCGGTTCTGGAAGTGCTCCATACCTCCATAAGGAAAGTATATGAGGAGGTAGCTAAAGTAATCACCGTTCCCGTGGAGTCTTTTAATGTTACCGTAAGAGAAAACGTATCACCTTTACGGCACGTTATATCTAACCTCTCTGATACGTCTAAATTAACTTTACTAGCCATAATTATTGATTAAGCGTTGTATTCATTACCTCTTGATTGTTTGGACTTTCAGCTGGGGGTTGAGGAGTTGTTTTTCTCTTCTCTTCACCCTGCTTAACAATCCTATCGTCTTTACGGTTTTCTTTAAAAACCTCTATCTTTTCTTTAAACTCTTGATCGTCAGTCTTAAACCCTAGAGTAGCCTGAGCTTTAATAACCTCTATCTCCTTGTGCAACTCATGCAGGGCTTGAGCTACTTGTATTTCGGCTTGGGCTTTTATCTGTATTCTCTGAGCATCAAGCTGGGCTTCCATCTGCATCTCTTGCTGCTTGGCTTGTGACGCCGCCTGTGACGCCGCCTGAGCCTGCTCCGACTGCATTTGAGAGTTCTGCTGGGCAATAGCTTGCTGAGACTTTTGTCTTTTTTTGCGTTTAACCATAAGGAGTCTTTCCGCTTGGTTCACATCTTTCATCGACCTAACCATCATAGCATCCTCAAGATCAATTTCTTTTTGGCCTAACGCTATTTGTAAACTTTGTTCTAAGTACTGCTTGTCCGAGCTTTCCATTTCTTTCTGGACCTGGACGCCAAAATTATACATCGGTAGATCACCAAAAGAAGCCAAAACCTTCATGTTTTCAGACCCCACAGCATTTTCATATATATTCCGTAAAGCCGACTTTTCTGGTATTATCTGCAAACACTTGACTATATCCTCACAAACCTTTTTGTAAAGGATCATAGAAGCATTAGTTATATCATATATAGCATTGTTACCAGCAGCAATCGCTTGTTCTCTTACACCAACCAAAGCGTCACCTTTAGGGGAGGAAGCATCCATAGCTTCGTTTATCCCAGTCGTATCACGAATTAATTTTAAGTAATGATTGTACAGACCTATAAGCTCATTGATATTCCTTATGCTGTTTCCAATCTCCCTAATAGGAGGATTTTGATGACCGCCTTCTGGGTTTTTACTCCTATAGTAGAATACACCCGTCTGCTCGTATATATCGTGAAGATCTAACGGTTGTAGCTCACCCCCTTTACCTATCTCAACCCCCTCTAAACCCTCCACGTCTATAATCAATCCATCTGGCTTTGCCTTTGCTATAGCTTGCTGAATCTTTAGGTGAGTAACCTGTAGCATATCCGCAAAACCTACACAGCTGTCAACCATAGACTTAGGCATCATTCGGCTTATGTTCGTAGCTACAACAGAGTATGACAAAGTGGCTTTACTTATGTCGTGTATGTTTTTTGGTACATTTGTCTTCTGACCGTAATTTATAATGTAATCCGTACCTAATATGTACTTACCTGAGTACACCGTTGTAACCTCCATTTTATGTGGGGTGCGATCAAACACGCTGCCTGGACGTTCTTTATACGAGTGACCCTGATAGAAAAAATTTGTATTTCCGTGTCTATTATCCTTCTCCTCGAAGTACATACAGTCAACTGAAAGGAATTCAAAGTCTAAAACCTCTACCGTATGCTCGTCATACCCATAGACCGATTTCTTAGAAGAAGCGTCATAGTGAGAAGAGTATGGGGACATACTATTACCGCTAGATTTCCTTGCTACTTTTTCAAAGTCCTCTTCTGTAAGCTCGTCCCCCGCTAATCTTTTTAACTCCTGTATAGGTATTGTTTTTATACTACCCCCATATACAAGATCGTCAAAGCTAGGGTCCTCAGTATAACTATGTATAAACTTAGCTGGATCTACGTATTCTGTTCTTATACCGTAGTTAGGATCGTTAGTTCTGTGGACAACAGCCATCCCTAAAGCGGCCAGATCATTAACGCAACGCCTAAACACATTGTCATTAAAGTTATTCCACGAAAGCGTAATGTTTGTAGCTATCTGAGCAGCTATCTCCGCGTCTGTTTTTATATTTGTGTCTAAGAAAATTTCAGCCTCATCTAAACTGTCGGGTAAAGCTTCAGGGTCTTTATCTAAGACCAACCCACCAGTATCCTGCTTAAGCTTAGTAAGCTCAGCTTTCATTTGGACCTGCATTCGTAAGCGGTTCTTCTCCTTATTCTTCTCTGAAGAAGACAAAGGGTCTACGGCCTCTAAGTTAGGGTAGGGGTCTCTTGATAGAATCTTGTTTACTACTATCCTTACAAATTTTGGAAGAATAGGTACAGGGGTGTAGTCTAGGTTTAGCAAGCTGCCGTCCCCAGAATTAGGGTCTAAAGAGTTTAAGAGCCTTTTGTATATCGTTGTGTTTTGAACGCCTTGAGCGTAGTCACGGTTCCTTTCAAAGGTTTTGCTTCTTTTCTTTTGAAGAGCATTTTCTTCGTTTGTTGAGTTCCACTGACTCTCTATAGCTTTTGCATATTTTAGGCCATAGGCTTTATTATCTTTTAAATCCTTGGGCGCTAGAGGGTCTGGAAACTTACCAGTACGATTGCTTGAATTGCTGATCATTATAAAATAAGTATAATTACTTTATGCAAATATAGTGAATCATCCTAAGACATTATATTTCCTAAAAAACTTCTTTTCTGAAAAACTAGCTCTGGCTTTAGGCTTAGATTTTTGAGCCGCTAAAAGAGCTAAACCAGAACTTATAGTAAGGTCAAATTTTGTTCTGTCATCTATTTTAAACCCTATCCAATCTTCTAAAGTCTTGTTAAAATACATACGCCCGTGTTCACCAGAATCTTCATTAACACCAATGTGGTCATGGATGTAAGCCTCTATTGCGTGGGCGTGAGACTGTATAACATCTTGAGAGTTAGAAGGGACCCCTTTTGTCTTAACCTTCATTTTAGCGTTGGGAACCCTTAAATGTTCTGGTCTATCCATTAGGTAGCCATCATAACCCCTTGTCTCAAAGTGTCTTGCTATACCATACTTATTGTTCTCAATTAATATAGGGTAACCATAAAAAACAGCGGCCATAAGGACGTCTTCGTAAAATATCTTAGCCAGAGGAGGCCTAGAGGCATATTCCAAAACAAACGTGTTAGAAGGATACTCCATGTTAAACTTATTATAAAGATGTAAAGCTCCTTTTGACCCCCGCCCATCTACCGTTGCATCTAGGTCATAAGAGTCAACGCCCCCGCATCCTATATGATCGTTTGGGGCTACTCTTTTCCCTCGGTTAGATCTTTTCTGGTTTCTTACTTCTTCGGGCGGGATCCAAGCCACTCTAAATCTACCTTCCGCGTTAGGGGAAAAAACAACCTCTGTATCTGCCACCCCATCCCTCCAGATAAAATTACCTCGAACTACAGGGTTCGGAAAAAGCTCATCGTTGTATTGTATCTGAGCGTATATCTTCCCGATGTTAAACAAACTACCCTCAATACTATCTCTAAAGGCTTCATCCTCGGTAAAAGGGAACTGCCTCACAACCTCATTTAATTCCGATGCGTCGTCTTTCAGAGACTCTCTTTCGTTTTTCAAGTATGTTTTTGACCCTATGGTTATGGGGTCCCCATCTATTCCTGGAACGGATTCTGGTGGATCTTGAATAACGGGCTGACCATAAATATCAAAAAAACCCTCTAGAGAATTGTACGCTGGGATAAAAAGCCTATAAAGACCTGTTCTCGTCCTACCGTTTGCGTTCCTCTCCAAAGGACTCGAATCCATCCATAGGTCTTTGTATTGGCTTCCGCCTTTGTCCATTGGATTTACGGTGCTTCCCACCAGCGCTTTCCCCACGATTTTTCTTCCGACGATCAAACACGTCCTCTGAATCCTCCAAGCGTCCCTTATGTCTGTAGGTCTTTCCCATTTTCCTGCTTCGTCTAAATACAATAAATGGAGTTTCTCCCCATCGTATGCGTTATTAGTAGTGTTCTTCCAATTTATAACGGTGTTAAGAGCTTCCCCCATTTGAGAGGTTTTGTTCTTTTTTGTAATTCTTTTTGATGGCTCTCTAAAAGCCAGCTCCATACGTGGGTTGGTGGTACCGTCCTGTATGGGTTTAAAGAAGAAAGGGTAGTTTCTAAACATAAAAACCACCTTCTTCATAAAGATGTTTTCTTGGGCGTCTTTTCCTGTCTTAGACTGTATCCCCATAAGTTTATCTTTAACCTGTGTACCTTCATCGACAAGTACAGCAGAGCATATATTGGTATACCCAGAACGACGGCACTTAGTATAAAGCTGACCAATACAACGAGGATCAGCCTCGCAAGCAGCCATATGTAAAAATATCTCACGTTGAAAATTTAAAAAGTAAGGGTAACCAACATCTAACTTCGTCCATTGAAGCATCATATAATGCCTCCCCGTAATATATGTAGGTGTACCGTTGTTATAAAACCAAAAACCTTCACGCCTACGTTTAAACTCCTCTTCGACATATGGGCGAAACTTTTCTCTGAATTCCCGCGGCATTTCCGACCACTCATCCATAGAACGAATACGAGACAGTTCCTTGGGCATAGATACCCTTTTCCACAGCTGCAGATCGTTTGGTTCTTTATATCCGAAAATGTCTTTCTTCGGCGGCCTTTTAGGAAGGCAAATGAGTAGCCCACCGAGGTCGATAAGCTCACCTTCCGTACCGTTGGGGCAAATCTTAACAGCGGGTTCTTCATATTCCTTTACGTCAAGTAAAGAAGACATTAATAGCTGCTGCCGTTCCTATTCATCCTCCCAAGGGAAGGGAATCCTGTTTTAGGGTTAGCAGGATCCATAGCTTGTCCACAAGGACATTGAGCAGAGCTTACTACCTCCCCGTCTTTTACCGATATTGTTACCTCGCTTATCTCTTCTTCGTGATCTAAGCAGTTGCATATATACTTTGACATTTTATTAAATTTTATTTACGTTTAGATCCTGGCAATCTAGATTTTTCTGCTATACCTCGGTTTTTTGAGGCTGGCATTACTTTTGTTTTTATAACGCCACCAACGCTATAGTGGTGTATGTCTTTTCCGTCTCCTTTTTTCACTTTCCCCTGCTTCACAAGTTTCATGCGGCGACCATTCCTGGCAGCCCTATTCTTCTTCTGTTCTGGAGAAGATTGAAACTTATCGTATTCCTTCCTGTAGTCTCTTTTTTTTAGATTCATCCTTCCACAAAGTTAAGGAAAAGTTCTAACTGTTTAACAACAGGTTTAATTTCGTCTTCTAATTCTTCCTCAACCTCACCCCTCCTACCCCAAGTGGAAGATCTTCTTTCTTCGTAGTGATGGATAGAATGGCAATTGGCACACAATACCTCACACTTTTCTACCTCGGCTTTAACGGTTTTAAATATATATCCGCTACCTATAAGTTGAGCTACACTACGTTTTTTTGTTTCAGAATCCTTATGGTGTAATTGTAAGCACCGCATATCTTTATTTCCACAATGCCCACAACCCAGAGACGCTTTATAGTTATCTACCCAACTGTATATTTTTTGTTTTTGAGAAGCTATGGTTTTTGAAATACAAGACTTACATGATTTATAAAGCCCTGTTTCGTAAGAGTAGAAATCATCTTCTTCTTTAAGTCTTTGGCATGTATAACAACACTTCATTTTGAGAATCTTTCTGCAAAACCACCTGAGTAATCTGCGTCCTGTTCTATCTCTCCGCTGCTTTTTAGGTCTTTGATCATTTGTTCAAGCCTCTGTCTTTCAATAAGCAGTTCCTTACAGTCCGTTGCTGTTTGCTTTATTGATTGTAATTCGGCTTTTCTAGCGCTCCCATTTATCTCTGGGTCTACGGGTTTACGAATTTCTTCAATCATATTGTTTATAGCTTCCTCCATACTTTTCATAAGTCTAGTAGCTGCTCCCGTTGTGGTAAATTTAGACTTCGACATACATAAGGTCTTCTGCGCGGGTTCGAAAATATTCCTCCCCGTCTATAGTTATACGGTAATCTCTGTTTTGTTTAAACCCTACCACGTCTCCAGGTAGAACGCCTATCTCGTCGGCTTCTTTACATGTGTATACCACCTCTGCTTTGGTTGGGAGTTTCTCCGTCAAATCTACTATCTCTATAAGATCGGACTGAAGAGTCAGTTCCTCCTGCTCCACTGATTTCAATAAACACCATCCCGTTAGGCACCGTATCTTCCCGTCCTTCTGGCTCTTATATGCTATGGCTTGATTGGAAATTGCGTGGTTGGGATCGTAGTTTACTATATAGGTATTGTCTTCCTCGGTAAATATCTGCCCGTTATTGTCCCCACCCAGAACGACCAGGTGATGGAAGTATAATGTATCTCCTACCTCTACCCCTGTGTCATATTTAAAAGGTACGCACACTACGGGACCCTCTGTTACTCTGTTTTTAAAATCATCGAACCTTGCGTCTACATATAACTCGAAGCCAGATTCAGAGGTAATAGTATCCTTAAGCCTATCTTTAAGCTTAACGACAAACAAATTAAAAGTTCTCATCAGTTAAAAGTTGCAGTCAAACTCCAACATACAAGGCATCCCGTCTATAGCTTTCCATAGCGTTTGAGCCCCTTCTTCGTCTTGCATATACACAAGATATCTATTCTTCCCATATTTAGATAGGTGACGATCATCTTGTATTATTGTACTTACCTTTCCTGCGCCAGCTCTCATACCAACATAATAAGCCATACCGTCTTTAGGGTCTCTTCCGACCACAATTTTTCTAATAAGTCCTTCCATTTTATTCTAATTCTATTCCCGTTCCGTCTAGTAAGTCATTTAGATCAAGCGGTGTCTCCCAATCTGTTTCATCACTCTCATCCCAGGTGCTATTTATAAATTCTAATATACTGTTTAATTCTTCTTTCGAGTCTAGGCTATAGCTATATACGGCTTGAAGTCTAGAATCCCCCATGATATCTTCGTCTATTAACCCCATAACCATTATCGAGGCTACCCTACTCTGCATACCATACTTGTGTATAATTTCATCCATTTGTATGGATAAACGTTGTATTTCTAAGAAAAAGGCCTGTTCTTCCATATCTTTACGTAATAAATTCATTTCAATGCCTAAAAGTAAAGTCCCTAAAAAAAAGTTATTTCGAGATTCGTCTAGATTAAATCAAAGGTACGTAAAAAGAAATCATCTAAAGAACCTTAGAAAGGTCCTTTTATCCACACAAGACAGCTACGACTTGTTTTCCAAAGAGATAATGTTTATGCTTTGGGCTTATGATATGGAATTCTGGACATTAGATTATGCCTCTTCGGAGTATGGTATGAGTAAGAAGAAGCTAAGTGAAAGAGTTGTGTTCCCGTTAGTTAACGTGGGTTACGTATACAAACACTTTGATAGGTTAACCCCTTCTGACACATATGAAGATCACCTCTTTAGAGATGAAACAAAATACAACTACAGGGTAAGGTACGCTTTAACCCAGAAAGCTAGACTACTGGTACAGAGGGTCTATAGGGATTTAGAAGGTTGACCTTAGCAATGGTCAAAAAACTCACTTACCTCTGTTGGGGAGAGTATTAAGCACTTCGCAAAATCTCTATACGTAATCGTTACTTCTTCTTTTTGGAGCGCTTCCGCGATTTCTTGGTAGACTCTGTAGTACGCGTGGGTGCTTCTCCCTATAAATCCGTTTTCTTTGATATTGTTGTTCTCTTGCGTATCGCCCAGTAGTAAACATCCCGCAGTGTCCTCATCAGTATTACCACAATGAATAAGAATATATTTAAAATTTGGGACATCACACACTTCAAGCATCCCCATATGCACATCAGAAAACCTATGGGCGTATTTGGCATCGAAGCCACCCTCTCTTCTAAATCCGAGGCTATATTCCCCTTCAGGGATACAAGTTTCTCCTGGCACCTTTTTGGCGCGGCTCTCATCTTCGAGAGTATAACATAAAAATTTTCTTTCACGATTGCTTATATCAAATAGTATTCCGTTAGTTGAGTCTTTCCCTTTGTTGAACCTTATTACTTCTAGTTTCATTTTTTATTTTATTAAGTTTTATTTTCTCGGCTTCTTTGGCGTGGTCTTTTCTTTTCTTTATTGGGTTAAAGTAGAATTTGTTCAAATCTTTTTTAAAGTTCTATAAAGGCTAGCAGCAATTTTTTCTAATCCTTCTGGGTCGTTTTTTGATTCCAACTTAGCTTCATTTATAGCCATAACATTCTTACCGTACTCTTCCGAACTAACATCACCTTTCATTTTTTGCATTATCTTGTTTATGTAGTCTAAAGATGCTTGATCTTCAGGTTTCATGTTACTTCCTTTTTCTCTATTGCTATATCCCTTTAACACCTTTAATAGACTATCAGTAGGTGATAATTTTCCTCCATGTCTATACTTTAGCTTCATAGTGCTGCAAAAATTTCTACATCACAAGAGGCGGTATCCGCATCTGCATGTATTGTGTCAATATTAATAAAAGATTCCGTAGCGGCTGTACCAGTAGCATCAGCATACATAAGTGAGTTTCCACCTATCCAGCTGTCTCCAGCTTCTAGTTTCACATAGTATTGTGTTGCCGCACCTACTATACGTAGCTGTACAAAGTTAGTAGAATCTAGGTTGGTTATACGTATATAGTCCGCTGTAGCGTCCTTTAAAGTTCCCGCTGCGTCTGCTGCTGCAAATAGGAGAACCGATTGTTCTGTAGTTGTACACGTAATAATTCTCTTGTATACCTGAGTTACTGACTCAGACATAACATACTCGCCACCGTGATCGGTGCCGTTGAGAGTGAGTTCTTCTTTTATTGATACAGTTAAAATTGCCATAGTATTATTTTAGAGTCCAAAGGTATTACCTTTTATATAGTCATATTTGCGTGGGTTGTACCTAAGCTTACCACCTTGTTTCATAAAAGCGCTGTTGAAGTCAACCCCTTCCGCTAGAGCTGGATCTAACCCCATATCTCTATTACCTCCTCCTATGCTAGATAGAAACGGGCTAGCAGCACGTAAAGCATCTTCCATGCCCAGCTGCTGACCAACACCATCATTCGCCCCATCTAACTCTCCTACCTCACCACTCAAGTACTGAGCCCCCATACCTAAAGATCCTTTTATTAGCATTGGGTTACCCGTTGCAATACCTAAAGCGGTCCCCCCTACTGCAGACGCCCCCGTCCCTATAGCTCTAGCTCTTTCATTCCTGATAGTCTCTAAGTAATCTAACCTGTCTTGATCTACCCTACCCCCACCTTTCTTTATTTTCTTAAGACGTTTAAGCTCACCTCGATCAAACCCATCCCCAGCACCCTCCATCTCAGAATACCTGTCCTGGAAGTTTAAGCTTTTCTTTATGTTTTTTAGTAACTCCATGCAGTAGCAAATATACTACTTTTTTTACTCAGTAAATCAGAGTAGAGGGACCGATTCATAACACCGCACAGCTATCCCGTATATAACATCTTAATATTCTATAATGCTTCTTAGTGTACACACAAAAAATATATAGAGAAGCTTTGTTCTTTAAAGATATATAGCAAAGTTATAACAAAAAAATTGAAAAGTCAAGATTAAACCTACACTTTAAGCAAACAGTGCTAATTAACCGCCTCTCAATGCTTTAGAGAATGTAAATGGTAAAACACAAGGTAAGAAAGACCCGTGAGGACGTAAAAATTCGGCTAAAAAAATTTATGAGTAATGTTTGGAATGGGGATTATATACATATACACGCGTTACGATACGTAAACGGAAACGCAATCTTTTACCCCCCTCCCCTAAACAAAGTTTAGAATTCCGCATACATTTACAGACTCGTAGCCAGTGCGTTACGGGTGAATGGTGCATGCATTACGTGAAGACTTGTAGTCTAAGTCGTTGACTATCAGCATAGGACAATCCCTCCTACGTCATAGCGTCCTTCTGCGCTCACCCGCATAAGGGGTTTTGTTGTTGACAATTCCACGTTTACTATTGATATTATTTCCTCAGTGTTTACTACGTAATCAGTTTACTATTGACAATTGAATTACCAATACAAATCTCACTCACCTCATGCGCCTGTCATGCGCACATGTATCGCACGGACGCGACACGCACCCGTTCACACACCTACGCGCATGTGTTAGGGCTTTCCATCCTTATTTAGAATGATTATTAATAACGTTTGTATCTTGCTTGTGTTCAGTCAGTTACAAATTAATTTCAAATGTTATGTCGAAACTTGCAAAAGTTATCCTTACCTTTGTCGGCATCATCTCGGCAACGTCGCTGAGAATTAAACCATACATCATGTCACACGACATCAACCTCAAAGACTGCCGTAAGGCAGTGAACCAAGCAAAGTACATGCCAACCGCAGAGCGCAAGGCACAAGCACTCAAACTCCTTACGGAGTTAATGGATGCGGTCTCTAACCTCGAAGAGGTTGCCCCGAAAGCTACCAAAGCTAAGGCCAAGCCGAGCAAATCCAACCCCTTAGCCCGTAAGGCATCTGCAGGTAGGCCGAAGAGCCGTAACCAAAGGTTAGAACGTCAGCAAGCTAAGGACAACGTATGCACATCATACCTGAAGCCTGAGGTTGTCGAAAACTACAAAGCCCCACGTCGGGAGGCATACACGCTCTCCGAAGGAGAGACAGTTGAGATGGCAATGGCAAAACTTCGCACCAAGCGCATGCAAGATGCAGAGGCACTTGCGATGGCTGAGTTCGAGGCTACTCTGTAAAACCTCACCAACATAGGCACACAGGGTGCGATTGGGGTTCGATTCCCCACTATGTTCTAATCCTCTTAGAAGGTTTAGTATAATATATCTCTTCATTTATGAAGATATATTATACAAACCATCTTAGTAACATCAAAAACCATAAAATCCAACATCATGGAAAACATCAACACAAGTGCGTTAGCACACGACCTCCGCATCCAAGCGGCAAAGCAACTTTTTGACGGCTTAACATTTAGCCAAGCTACGACTACAAGCGAGTGGGATGCACTCACATGTGACGAGCAAATGACAATCGAAGATTTAATAGGGTAACCATGAAACTAACATTTAGCAACGGATACACAGTATCCATAATAGACAAGAACGAATACATCGTCACACCTGAGGTAGGTATATCACCGCCTAACTCAGATGACGTGTATGATATGCAGGTGGAAAGGTTCCAAACCGCTGATGAATTAACGGATATACTAAACAAAGTTAGAAGCTATGAATAAACACGAACTAACACGACTAGCGTACGGAACTACGCTAATGGATGGCGGATATACGCTATGGAAAGACGAAAAAACTAGGTTGAAAGGCTACGTTGTAGGTGGTGTGTGTACTGAGGCTGACTGCCTTGCAGAGGCATCAACTAGATTTGCTGAGCTGTTCGACATATACCTAAACAAGCTAGATATAATTGTCATCAAAGCACACGACATATACTTAGACAATCTAGATGCACATACATCATACAGAACGCTAGGCATAGGTACATGGGTTGACGAAGGTAGAGTTTACTTCGACATTGTTGAATACGTTGAGAATGAGCAAGATGCTGTTGACATGTGCGTTGAACGTGGCGAGAAAGCATACTTCGACATCCTAGCACAAAAAAACATATACATCAAAGATGAAAAATAACCCATACATAGACCTAAGTTTCCAAGAATTGGAACTAGCATACGAGTTGTTCACGTACAACGAACATTGGGAGGCGGTGCGCTTGGTAGCGGATGCCTTCTGCCTTAAAGCAGAACTTGATATAATACCACATAACTAACTGAAATACAATATAATATGAATAAAACTAAAGAAGAATTAACGAAGGATAAGGAAAGCTTATTCAGGTGGGTGGATGCAAATGATGCTCACTTAAGTTTCTATGCAATCCAAGAATTAAGAATAATAAACGAGCAACTATCTAAATTATAACAACATGGAACTACTAGCATGGGGGATAATATGCACCTTAGCAATAGCAATATCAATAATTTCAACAAATTAACAATGAACTATTTAGACAGAGCAGACGAAATGTACGAAGAGAGGCGCGATGAGGCGTGGATGAACAACGAAATAATCCAACTCGACAAGTACAAAGCAAATCTTACGGTAACACGTGAGCAATTAGGCAGCGACTATCACATCAACGTATTCAGCTACGAAACGCTTGTGGCTACTGGACTCGAAGGCGGTAAGCTGATGCAAGAGCAATGGCATAGCACCACAACACAGAAGCATGTGAATTACGTTGCAAGGGAGTTGAATATGGACTTGGTAAAACTATACTAATCAACGACTTACAAAATAAATTTGGAATTTGGTAAAGTTTGTTATATCTTTGCTGTCGATTCCAACATCAGAATCACAAACCATTTAATACATACATCATGTCAAAAGAATCAGCATTAATATCTTGTCGCAAGAAGTTCGAGGGATTGAACGAGAGTGAGCGTCTAATAGAGGCAAACAAGTTTATTACCCATGTGTGTAGCAAAGGTGGAACAGTCAACATGGCATTAGCTTTCCTTAAGGAAGCGGAGGTCATGAACGACACCGAGCTTACACATTCAGTTACATTTTAAAAACCAAACATCATGAATATACACAAAGAAAAAACAAACAAACTCAGCGGAGAATGCTGGGATATTTTCCACGAATACGGAGGGTATGACTACAACGACGAGATGCTATACCAACTACAAGGATTAGATGCTTGTATGTCTGAATGCAGAAACGAAATAGATTGGGAGGATATGGTAGAGAAAGCGGAGACTACAAACACATGGTTTAAGCACATCGAAAAGATCCGAGAATTACAAGAGAATATACCAACATCATTATACTGTTAATATGAATCAAGAAACATTAGAAGGAATACCTAACACAGACGTAACAACACAAGCTATAAGCGTGGTGAGAGAAAACCTACCCGAATGGTTTAGAGAGAACTTATGGCTTGTTATACAAACGTGCATAGATCATGAGGATTGGTCTGAACGATTGATAGAGGTAGAGCGTACTAACCTGCTGTTTACTAATGATATAGTACACGACATAAGGGGACTGCTTAATAAAGACGAACACTTTTTACCACGAATATGAAATACTACAACGGAAACGAACTCAAATGGAGTGCTGAGGATGTCCTCAGACGAGCAACAGATTTAGACATAGACTTAACCGAAGAGGAAGCCGAGAGCATACTCATGGCTACGTTTGAGGATAACGAATACATAATGGAAATGATAGGGGAGGTTATATGCGGAACAATACTAAAATACAAAGATGAACTACACTAACACACAAATAGAATCTATGTATCTCGATTGGTTCAACAACTTCCTTTCATGCGATGCATGGAGGCAACACTATGACTTAGGTATGGCAGAGGGTGAGAACATACTCGATATAGGCAGACAATTAAATGAAATAAGAAAACATGACTGATATAGAAAAACTAACAGAAAAGAACAAACATCTACAAGAAACCATACTTGCTTATTCAGCAAGAGTAAATATGTATGAGCTCAAAGTAGGTAGACTAAGACGTAACATATGTAAACTAATGAACGGTGACGAAATATAACGAGAGTAATAAGATGGACACATTACCCACATCTGTCCAACGAGGGTAAAAAAATGAACATGAGCCGAATAGATAAGTGAATCAACTCACCTAATAGCATAACCAAATGGGAGTACAAGAACGAGCTAAAAACAGAGAAAGAATAGACAGAGCTAAAACAATTAAGAACCAAGCTAAGGTAATCAAGGATATGTGGAGTGAG